GCCTGTATAATCAAACTTGTCTTGTGCCAAGTATTAGTTAAGCAATTTCTTTCTAGTTGATTTAGAAAGTTCTTGTTCTTCTAAGAATTTTTTAATTTCTTCTTCATCCATATCATCATTATAATCTCTTGCTTCCCAATCATTTATTTTTAATACTTCTTTTTGGTTTATTTCCAATTGTCTTCTATAGAATGTTTTCATTCCTTCAGATACTGAAACAATTGTAATAATTGAATCTTTTCTAATTTTTAAAACTTTTTGTTCTGTGTATGGATGTAACCATTTCGATAATGTTAAGGATTCCACAATGCCATGTTTTGTTACTCTAGGTGTTAAATACATTTTCATTGGGTTTTCAACTGTGAGATAATCTCCAGCATCTTGAATAACATCACAAACAACTTCATCACCAGAACTAAACTTTATTATTTGATGTGTCATATCTTTACTGTGTCAATCCTGTATGAAAAACTTTCCTCATTGTATATATTTATTCTTTCTTCAAAATGCAGTAATGTAAAGTTTTTCTTACTCTTATAGGTAAGATCGTCTGATAAGTCGTAGATTAATACGGAATCTTTACTTCGGGCTTTACGCAATCCACGCCCAATTGATTGGAGCACTCGAATCCTACTTTTACTTGGACTGGCGAACACGATGTTGTGCAAGTTAGGAATATTAATACCAGTAGAAAAAGTGCCATATGAAGCGACAATAATCGATTTTTTAGATTTGTTAACAACTTCTCTTATTCTTTCTCTTTCCTCAGCAGATGTGCCTCCATGTACATAATATGTGTTTTCATCGTTTAACATATCATATAAAACATTACCATGCTTTTCTACTAATTGAAAAAGACAAAGAGTATTACCACTCAATTTTTTACATAGATCAGTGATGAATTTATTTCTTCTTTGGTGACTTGCAAGGAAGTTAATTTCTTCGGAGTATTTATAACCTTTTACTTCTTTACATTCTTCTTCCTTATATTTTAGAATAATACAATTTGCATTAAGTTGTGCTAATGTTTTTTTATCAATCAACTCTTTTGTAGTAATAACTTTTTCTACTTTACCAAACAATCCTTCTAAGACTAATCGATGTGTTTGTGTGCCATCAAGTGTTCCTGTAAATCCAAAACGATAAGAACATACTTCTAACTTTTCCATAATGTTTGTTAAAGACTTTGCTTTAAATGTATGTGCTTCATCACCAAAGATACATTGAAATTGTTTGAAATATGATTTTTGTAATTTATATAAAGATTGCCATGTTGATATAATAACAGGTTTATCTGATTGTTTATCATGACCAGAATAAACTTTGTGTATGTGTTTATCAGACCATCCATATGATACAAAGTCATTTGTCATTTGTTCTACAAGAGATGTAGTAGGAACAAGGATAAGAATTTTTTTGTTCATCATTCTAAAATAACGAACTAAACAATAAATGATAAATGATTTACCAGATGCAGTTGGGGAAACAAATAAGCCTCTTGATTTTTCTATTGCTTTGCAAATTGCGTTGAATTGATAATCTCTAGTTTCAAAAGGAATTTTTAGTGACTTAATAAATCCGTGAACATCTTTTACATCAATGTTCTTATCTAATTTAACGTTATCGTGTAAAACATATTCTAATTCATTGTTTTTAAAAAAATCTTCAAGATAAGATAATAAACCAACATAGATTTTACAAGTCTTTTGAGAGAATAAACGAATTTTGCCATCCCATAATCGATTACGATAAGCAGGCATAAACTTTGCACCAGGTACTTCAAATTCAAAAAAAGAACTTAGTTCTCTTGCGACATAAGGTTCGCATTCCACTTGTAAGTGAACATCATTTACTTTGTGTACAAAAATCATATCTTTTTTAGTGCTACAAGATTGCATTTTCTTTTGTGAATAAAAGCATATTCAAATTCTGAAACCCACGAATCCACAAAACTACTTACATCTGGCATATCGTAATCATGATATAATATTAAACCATTATCTGATACATTTTCCCAAAATGCCATAGTATCTTTTCGAACTGAAGTAAATGTGTGATCACCATCAACTAAAAGTAAACCAAATTCTTTTTTCAGTGCTAATTTATGAGAATCTTCTTGTATAAATTTTAATCTATTTTGATAATCTAAAGGAATATATTCTAGGTGATCTTCTAATTTATTTCTTAAATCAATAGACCAAACTTCTCTTGCAGTGTCTTTTGTTGCATCTAAAAAAGCAACAGTAGAACCACCCATTCCAATTTCTAAAATGTCACCTTCCGTTTCTGCAACACATGAGTAAAGGAAATCTATTTCCTCATCTTTCATTTGTTGAATATTACTAAACCATGCCTGCTTCAAATTTTTTCCACTCGATAGCATTTTTGATATCCCACCCTCTTGATTGAATAGATTTTAATACGCCGTCAATATATTTTGTCACTGTTTCCAAATATACAATCTTATTTTCTGCGTCTATGATTTCTTTATCTGATTCGATATAGATGTTTAGATCACCTTTAAGAACTTTTAAGTCAAAAGGTTTTGTTGCATATACTTTTGCATCTGCCTTTCCACCATAATATTCCCATTTATCTCTATATAAAACTTTATATTCCCCCTTTGCCTTTGCAAGTAAAAATTCAAAGTTTGTTTTATAGTCAATAAACTTTGCATACAGTTCTTGATTTTTCAAGGCCTCTGTATCCAAATGATCGTGATTTACGGGTAAATCTTTATATACAATTTTTTTAAGTTCATCTAAGGTCATGGCAAATATCCTATCACAAATTTAAGAAAATGTCAATTATAATGTGACAATTTCGTAAATTTTATATGTAAAATCTGAAGTCGCTTTAATGTATGGAACATCAGTTGCTTCTTGTGTAAAATCCAATGAAGACAGTGAAACAGGGTAAACATCTTGAAATCTTACTTCTACTAAGGGATTGTTCTTGTTTGACAAAATAGTTAACGTAGCATCACTAAAAAGGGGATTTGAGGTGGTTTGTAGACCAGTTTTCCCTATATCTGTAGATGCTCCTCCTCTTGTTGCAGTTGGTGTATTAGAAGTTGTACTTCTAAATTGTGAGAATTGATCTCTTGATTTTGGAAATCCTATCGCAACTAACCAATTGTGTAATTCGATATAATTTTCTAAATTTTCTGATACTTGAAACCCAATAGTCAAATTATCAAAAGTTATTTCATCACCCATTAATGGAATCGGTTTGAATGGTGTAGGAACAACTGCTGATCCAAGATTGATACCAGGCAAATTACAATTTGTTAAAAAGAACTCTACTTTTGGAATTTGAGCAATTGTAAATTTAAACTGAGTAGGACTAACATAGTCCATTGTGGTGGGTTGTCTGGTAACTGTCGTCATATTATTATTTAGTACAAATAAAAAAGGGGGCCGAAGCCCCCTTCAATTTTTTTATGTAATGGGATTACATTAAGTTTGATACTTTTACTCTTCTGTAATACTTGTTAGTATTTGCACTGATACTAATCGCACCATCTTCACCAGCAGCTCTTACGCCTGTGTGGAATGGGTTAGCAGCAATACCGTAACGAGTTTTGAAACCAATTTTTGGTTGGAATGTGTTCTCGCCAACTGCTCTTACCATTTGTAATGGTACATAAGGACAGTAGAACATACCTGCATCGTAAGGTGATGTACCTTTGTAACCTACTACGTAGTATTGTGAAGCAGCTACATTTGCGGCATATGGATCAACATATACTTTGTAACGACCGTTTAATACACCAGCGAAAGTTGTTGATGTATCATCTACGTTTAAGTTATTTGATAGTGCAGGTGTGTAATCTAATACACCAGCCATTTGTAAAGCAGAAGCAACATCAGCAGATGTGATGATCATGTTACCTTTGCCACGTCTGACCTCTTGACCGATTGCGTTTGCGTCTCTTTCGATTGCAAATAACAATCCTTTGAACTTTTCTACAGACCAACGACCGTTTGAATCTGTGTCTAAGTCAAAGATACCAGCAGTTGTGGTGTTAACTTGAGCACCTTTTACAGCTGAGAAGTAGATGTTTCTGATAACTTCTCTGTTGATCTCTGTTAAGATTTCAGCAGATAGAATGTTTGCAAGTTCAGTTTCAGCGTCTAAACCGTGGATTGCTTTTAAGTCTTGAGCAAGTTCCATTGAGTATTCTGCTTTTAAAGCTCTTGAAACAGCAGTTACAGAATGTCTTTCGATTGAGAAAGCCATCTCAGCAAATGCGTCAGCAGTTGTTGCACCTAAAGCTTCAGCCTGTGCAGTTGTCATACCTGTTGATGAAGAGTATGTACCTGCAGGTGAATCGTTAAGAACAGCAGGGTTGGTACCTGAAGCGTCACCGCCACCAGTGTTACCAGCTGCGTCTTGGTTAGATAGATGTGGTAGTTCCTCATCAAATAAACCTTGTGCGCCTGCTTGTGATTTTGCTCTTGCTCTCATCGCAAAGATAAGACCTGTTGGGCCAGTCATTGGCTGGACACCACACACATCGTATGCGATAAGGTTTGGCATTGATTGTCTTACGAGAGAAATTAGGATTGGGTCCCAATTATCGACTGAAGAACCAGTTGCGTTAGTTGGTGCTTCGCCGAGGAACGCCCTATCTTCTCTTAAAGCTTTTTCTTGGTTTTCCAAGATGACAGTAGTAACAGCTCGTCTGTACGCATCATCGATCTTCGGTAGCTCGGGATGCTCTAGGACTGGCTGCCACTTTTCCTGTAAGTTTTGTGATTGAAACATTTGGTTTCTCCTTTATTCTTACTATTTATTATTTCGCACTCTTTACTGTCTTACCAATTGCAGACATATAGGCTGCAATCGAACTATCTTCAGTAATGTCCTGTACAGCGGTGCCAGTTTCTACTTCATCATGTGTATCTTCTTGAATCGCTTGTGCTTTTGGGAAATAGGATTCTTTAAGTGTGTTTAGTTTTTCAACATAAGCACTTTCTTCAGTGTATTCTACGTCTTGAGCAAGTGACTCAAATTTTTCAATTTCAGTTGCGGTTAAGTCAGATGAAACATCTTTCATAACCTTTTCCTTGATTAGATCGCTATTAGATTTCTTCGCTTCAACAACGTCTTGAATTGATTTTTCTAATTTTTCTTCTAGTTTGGAAATTTTTTCAGCTTGTGCTTCGAGAACATCATATTTGTCATCTGGCACATCGATGTAATGATCTTCAAACAATGTTTTTAGACCTGAGATGAAATCTTCAGCGATTTCGCCTTTGAGACCACGCTCAAGAGCAAGTTCGTTTTCTTTCATCCACTCTTCAACAACATAGTTTAAGTAGTTATCTACTTTCTCTGTTAATGAAGCATGTACATCAGCAACTTCTTCGTTTAACTCTGTTTTATATTCTTCCTCTAATCTCTTGATTTCTTCTCTGATCTTAGATTTTACAGCAGTCTCAAAGATTGTTGCAGCTTTGGTTTTAAATTCTTCAGAAAGATTTGCGTCAGAACCTAAAAGAGCGTCAACGTGTTCTTTTACGTTTACAGACTTTAATCTCTCTTCAGTTTTAGCATCCTTTTCTTCTTCTTTATCGCCATGCATCTTTTCGGCATTATAAGCGGCATGTAGTTTTTCCATTTTGTCCTTAGACATCTTGTCCATACCGTTCATCATTTCTTTGTACATTTCATCTTTGGTTTTGTGCATTGATGCTTTCATGTACTGAGCATATAATTCAGCCATGTCGTCTTTTTTCATTAACTTCATTGCTTTGATCATACCCTCTTTCATCTTGCCGTGATCCATTTCCTTTAACTCATCTTCGTCTTCAGAATCCTTTTCAACGTCTTTCTCGTCTTCCTTTTCATCTTCTTCTTTGAGTTTTGGAGCTGCTTCTGGTTTACCTTCGCCCTTTTGAGCTTTATCACCAGAGACTTCTTTTGTGGATTTACCAGCAGCGACAGATGCATCACCCACTTCAGCAGGTTTTGCAGATTTATCTACTTTAGTTTGACCATCGGAAACAGTTTCACCTTTTTCAGCTGGAACTGCATTTTTCTTAGGAGCATCAGCACCATTGGCTTCTTCAAGTTCAGCCAAAACTTCCGCTTCTAATTCCTCAATGGTTTTGTCTAATTCATTAGCCATGGGGATCTCTCCTTTATTGTTATATTTATACTTCATTATTTATAAATTAAAGCATTTTAAGAAATTTCGCAAATTCTAATGCTGATTCCTTATCTTTTCTTGCTTTAACTCTTTCTTCAATTCTTTGTTTCATTTCAAACACTTGTGATTCAACAAGTGAACCGTGATCCCAAACCCACTCTTTTCCTTCCATAATTCCTTCAACGAAGGCGGAAGGTGCTGATGGGTCTGCCACAATGTCACCTGCTGTTGCAAGTTTGAAATCATCTCTCA